ACCCTCCGCCTCGGCGAAGTCTGTCGCCGAAATCTGCGACGCCTCATCGATCGCAGAATAGAAAAACCGCCCGTCCGGGATACCAAAGATGGTATATCCATCGACAAAAGCCACCGAGTTGGGCGGCGGCAAGTCGGGATCCGTGATCTCGAACAGCGCCCCATTTTCGTAAATGAAACGCTGGCCGTCCTCGCTCACGATGGCAACCTGCGGCGTGTTGGCCTTCTGGTTGCGCGCGAAATACACTCGCCCATCGCCCGGAATGCCGCCAACCGTGGTCGCCGTACCCGTGGTGTCCACCGTGAACAGCAGCCGCCCGGAGACGGCAAACAGCGTGGCACCGTCAGCAAACAGCCCCCGGCAATCCGCGCCATCGGTCAGCGTCGCAAAGGCACTCAATCCGTCCACTGCATAAAGCGGCAGCGGTATCTTGCCCTCAGCCCCGCGCTGTTCCGCGTAGCAGTTGATCAGCCGCGCGGCACCGTCAGGCCCATACCTGCCCGGATTGGACTGCGCGGGAAGCGTGAGCGGGACAAGCGCCATGACTCACAGCGCCACCTTGCGCTGCGACGGCATGTTGCGCAGCGCGCGGTCCACAAACATGGTGTCGGGCACCATGTAATCCGCCTGGATCATGCGCCAGCCCTCGCGGGCGTCCCGCACCGTCACCTCGCTCGGCGACGTGCCGAAGTCATCCGCCGCGCGCACGGCCAGCATGGCTTTCACGGCCTCGATATGAGCATCTTCGAGCGGGAACGTGGCCGACAGGGCGAGCGCGCCCGACCAGCCGATATCAACTCCGCGCTTGCTCCATGAAGCCATCATGTCATTGAGTGCCGTCAACAGGGCGTCCGCGTCGCCCGCATCCAGGGCCTCGCCAGCCCCGATGATGCGCAAGCGCCGCGCCGCACCGTCAACAATGTCACGCATCGTGGCCATTCGACCCTCGCTTGCCCCGCATCCTCACCCGGACGCGCTTTTCCTCCCGCCTGTTGTCAGCCTTGGCCTCGGCAGGCGATTCAAACCAGCCCTTGGGCAATTTGCCGTCGGGACCAACGCGGAATATCCGCGCATCGCCGTTCGGCGCATAGCCCCATTTGTCAAAGCCTTCGCTCATTGCAATCCCTCAATGAATGGTGTGCAGGCGGGAGCCGAAGCCCCCGCCCACACGTCACGTCTAGGCCGTGCCGGAAAGGCGCGTCACAAGACGCGGGTCGATCAGCTTCTTGCCGTACAGCACATCGAAGCGCCAGATCGTCCGGTCGTTGGTGACGTCGTAGTCTTTCAGCACGCGCACAGACAGACCGTTGCGGGTCTGCCGCGCAACGTCCACAGCACCAATGTCCGTCTCGAGAGGCACGACAGCCAGGGCCATCGCGTTCTTGTGATAGACAAGGTTCTGCTTGTACGAGCTGCCGCCCGTGCCCATGACCGTGATCGCCGCGTTATCCGCCGGGGCAGCCGTCACCGTCTGGTGCGGTCCCGACGTGATAATCGGAGGCGAAATGGTCAGGGTCGCCGGGCCGGTAGTCGCACCGGAGTCGGCGTCAGCCTGCACAACGAACTGCTGTGCAATGCCCGTGTCAGCCTTGGTCTTGGGATTGACCATGTTGACACCGGCAATGGTGATCACGTCACCCGCCTTGAGAATGCCCGTGGTGCTGTTGGTCCAGCCATCCGTGTTGAGCGTCTGGCTCCAGCTGTCCTTGGCGGTCTCATAGGTGACGTTCTGGGACGCGCCGTTAACGAGCGGCGTGCCGGTGGCAACCCCGACCGTGTGAGTCGGCATGACCTGACTCATCCAGGTCGAGACGTTGCCCAACATCCCCAATTCACCGCGACGCAGCGATTTTGTCACAGCGTCATTCGTGAACAGGGCGGTGTTGGAACCCACCAGCGCCCAGTAATCGGCAGGCGACAGGGCCGCGTTACGCGAATCCTGCGGCACGGCCATTTCATCGAGACGCTCCGGACCTTTCGCGAAATCCGTGAACGAGTTGATGGTCTGGCCGGGCGTACCTGCCCAGTTGTAGACACCCTTATAAAAGGTCGAGAACACGTCCTCGGCGATCTTGTTGGCAAGGTTCGTCATCGCCGGGCGCACAACGCGCTCGGTGAACGATGCCATATCAAGGCTCAACTCCTTCGAGGTGAGCGGCACGCCAACGTGTTTCTGCGTGTCAATGGTCAGCGTCACGCCGCCTTCAGTAATATCCTGAAGGGACAGCGTAGCGCCGTCTGTCACCGTGAAATCAGCCGGGCGCATGATGGTGACGGTGTCACCCTTCTTATACCCATTCACGGTGCTGGAATATTCGGACTCATGCCCCCGAAACAGGGTGGACATGACGCCCAGTTCGTTGTCAAGAATCGGCAACGCGATCTTCGCAATCACCGATGCGGTTTTGATGCTGTTGGCCATGGTGGCCTCCTTGAACTGGAGGCACCTGACCGCCCGCCGCTAGAGCAGGTTGCGCTTACGCAACCACGCTTCCATCTCTTCCACAGATGCTTTTTCGGGGTCGAAATCGCTTTGCGAACCGGATCCCTTCGCAACCGTCTTGACGGGCGGAGGTGCTTGAGTTGTTCGCTTCGGAGGCGGCGCGCTCAATCGGCCTTCCAATCGGCCAATCTCCCGTGCCACATCCAGTGGATTCGACATGTCTGCGAGGCGCGCAGCTTCTGCGCGGTTCTTTGCCAGGTAATAGGCCACTTCCGGGCCTCGCTCCGCATGGAGCAGCTGGCGGGCGACCTCTTCGCTGATGGTCAGCGTCGGGTCGTTGATTGCCTGCTGAAAGTCTGGGACCGTCTCGGCAAAGGCAGCGGCGCGTTCATTGAATGCGGTGCGGGCAAGCGCAAGCGCCTGCTGCTCCGCTTCCTGCGCGGCTGTCCTTGCGTCCTCGACGTCGCCCTCTCGCTCTTTCAGCGTGGCGCGCTGGACATGATATGCGGCCAATGCCGCCTGGTATTCATCGAGAGAATCGAAATCAGCCTCTTTCGGCTGTTCGACGCTCTGCGCCTTGAGGCGCTGCTCGAGGCGTTCGGCGCGTTTCTTGGCTTCCGCCGCCTCGCGTTCTGCGGCGCGCATCCGGCCTGTCAGCTCGTTGATACGCTCCTGGTAGCGACTGCGCTTGCGTGCCCGCTTTTCGTCCTCCGGTTCGGCATCGGCTGGCTCATCTTCGCCTGCCTCCGGCTCGTCCCCGGTAGCATCGTCTGCGGCTTGCGCGTCGTCTGGCGTGGCGGTCGATTCCTCGTCCGCCTCGGGTTGCGCACCCTCCGGCTCTTCAGCCGTGAGCGCGTTGGTGTTTTCCGGCTCCTGGGGCTCAACAGCCTCCGCGCTGCCGGACAGCGTGGCATCATCCATGATGATTTTCCCTCAAAGAAAAAGGCCGCCCGGCGGGACGGCCCATGCTTGCGCGCATCGAGGTGCGCGAATGTCAGGGCGTGGTAGCCGCCTCTTCCGAAACGATGCGTTCGGTTTCGGCCACCGCCTTGCCCGCGTCAGCCTGCTTCTTGAGCGCCGACGATTTGATATCTTCCACCTTTGCTGCCTGTTCCTCGAGCGCCAGACGACGCAATATTTCCTCTGCCGGATCAGGCTCGGACTGGGGCGCGTCATCGCCCAATATCTGCGGCGGGATCGTGCGCTTGATGCGCTCCGAAATCTCTTTCGCGCCCGGATGGTCGCTATACTTGAAAAACAGGTCGCCAATCACAGACCACAGCGCCGGATTGCCCTGCAGCGCTTGCGCGGCCAGCTCACGCGCCTCGACACGGGCCGTGGTGTTACTGCTGCCAATGGCCGTGCGCACATCGAAGCGGCCCGCGCTCAAATCGTTCACCACCACCGGCACGCCGTCCACCGCGATCTGTGTCGCGTTTATAGCCACAAATTCGCTTTCATCCTGGCCGTTCAATATCCGCACCTGCCGCTGCGTGTCATAGATGCGCGGGATCAGGTCCACCAGGATTTGCCCGGTGCGGCGGATCGCATGGCGGAAATTGTCGACGAATATGAATGACCCGACATCGCCCTCACGCTGGCGCGCCAATATCGCCCGGCCCGAAGTCTCGTTGGAGCGCGCACCCAATGCCGCGTCAAAAATGCCCGTCGCGGCCTTCATGTCATCGGCGGCGACCAGAGCCTCCTGCCAGATGGCGGTGGGAATCGTTGGCGGCTCCTGCCGATCGGGCTTCGCTCCCGGCGCGTTCGGATCCGGGTTGTAAGGCAGATAGGGCAGGTTCGAGCGGTTGGCGTTGTTCCAATAGCCTTCCAGGCCCTTCACCATGTCCTGCGTTACCAGCCAAGGCGCTTTCGGTGATTTCGCAATCAGCTCCGCCCCGGCAGAGCGGAAGATGTTGTAAAGCTTCTGCGGGTCTTTGGCGAACCGGATCAGGCTATAGCGGATCACGCGGTTGTCAAACGCCACCTCCGGGCCAATGACAGGCACGATCGGAATGTGCCGCCCCGCCCACTCCTCGACGTCATCCAGCCAGCCCTGGCCATCCATGAGGCGGCGGCGCACGCGCGGTATTTCTGCCGTGCGCTCCCGGACTATCTGGCCTGTGTCGCGCAGTAACTCCGCCTCCTCGCCAAGCTCGGTCAGGTTCACCGTGCGACCGTCCTGCAACAGCGCGATCTGCTGCGGCTCCCGCTCGATGTACCAATATTCGGCGATGCGCACGAAATCCTCGCGCCGCCAGTACAGATTGGTATCATCCGTCTGGCCCGATGCGGGCAGATCGACCGGCTCGCGGTCCTTGTAGCGGCGCTTGAACTCCCGCTCCGGTATCCAGTCAATCACCCAGCAGTGATTGGCGTCACAACGGTCTATCTCGACCGCGCTCGCATCCCAAATGACGCTAAGAGGGTCCAGAACCCGCTTGATCTTGATTTCCTGCTCGAACGCCGCATCGTCCACGAACTCGGTCAGGATGCGCCAATGCCCGATGCCGCAGCGGATGGCACTCTCCGCACCATGCGCATAGGCCGCCGCAGCGCCGGACTGATACTCGATCTGGCGGATCAGCCCCTCCATGATTTCCGCCAGCGCGGGGTCGGTCTCGCCGTCGATCGGGAACACCTCGATTGCGGGCTGGCCCTGCCGGATGTCGCCCGCCACCTGATTCACGAATTTGTTGAGCTGGTTGATGGTCAGCGCGGGGCGGCCATTGGAATCGCGCTCCTGACGCTCGACCTGGTCCCACTGATCGCCCGATACGAAACGCAAATCGTCCAGCGCGTCCTCGCGGTTTGTGCGGTCTGCGCGCCAATCGTGGTCAATAAGCTGCAGCGCTTCTTTGTGGTCAATATCAGGCATGGATGCCCCTCATGTCAGGATGCCCAGCTTGCCAGCTGCTCAGGCGGCAGCAGGTTGGCGCGGCGGGAATGCTCCCGCGTCATGCCAGGAAACAGCTCGCTCAATGCCCAGATCAGCGCATCAGCCCTGTTCGGGGAGCGCTCACCCGCGTAACCCGTGGTCGTGAAGTCGCAAAGCTCGTCCTCGAGTTCGGGGAAAAATCCGACGTGATGCACCCGCCCCTGCTCATACAGCGCGGCAATCGGCTCTGCCCGAACGACCTTGCCGCGTGTCGCCGTCACCGCCTTGTAGGGTGTGCTGGGCCGCGCCGTCTGGATCACATGCCGGACCATCGCGCCGCCATAGTTTTCCTCGCCGACCACAACATCAGCCGCATGGCGCTCATAAGCCTGCGCCACCACATTGCCCCATGTTGCGGGGCTGCCGCGCAACGTCAGATCCTCCAGGACATATGCCTTGCCGTCCGTGCCAAGGCCCACAACACAGATGCCGATGGCATCACGCTCCGGCGTCTCCTCATCCGCGCCAGAGGGATCGACCCCGACCACCACCCGCTGCATGTCAGGGACTGGCGTATCCACGATGCGGCTGCGATCGATCGCATCTTGCGACCAGAGCGCATTTTCCGTGTCCGAGAGAAACTCACCTTCCAGGAAGCGGCGGCGCAGCCGCTCCGGCAAGCGCTCCAGCTCGGCGATGTATTCCGGCGTCAGGTTGGCCATGTTGTCGCCGGGATTCATCCGCATCGCCGCGTAATTCTCCGGGTCCGGCAAGGGCTGGCGCGTCTCCGGGTCTTTATGCGCGATGAATATCTGATACGTCCAGTGTGACTGCTTGGGTGGGTTGCAGTCGTAATCCATGCGCAGGCGTGCGCCGCAATTCTGCGCCAGGCGGGTCAGCGCGACGTTGCGGCTCGACCAAGGGATTTGCGAGCATTCGGAGAGGAATATTCCGCAATATTCCTGCCCCAGGATTTTTTCCGTTCTGTCTTTCTCGTCCAGCCCGCCAAACCAGATTTCCGACCCGTTCGGAAACCGCGCGATCCACTCCGTCTTGTCCAGCTTCCAGGCTATCTTCGGAAAGCACAACTCCATCACCTTGGGCAGCGTGTCCGCGACAATGGACGATCGACAGGCATTGAACCGGTAACGGAACATGGCCTGCCGGGAGCGCTCATAACGCAGCGCCCGAACCACATAGGCCCGCACGATCAGGAAGGTTTTGCCGGAACGCGAGCCGCCGTAGAGCAGCTTGTGCGTGGCCGGGCCGCCCAGAAACCTGTTTGCCTCCTGCTGTTTTGCGGTCAGCTCAAAGCTTTTCATCATCCCGGCTTAGCGTGATCTGGATGGCACCACCGCCAGAACCCTCGATGCGCGTTGTCGGGCTGTAGTCGGCGCGGAACCGGCTCGCCATCATCATTTTCCACACCGGCGCGTTGAATCGATCGGCGAACAAGCCTTTCTCGCCCAATTCCTCCCAATATGCCTGCTCCAATTCCTTCGCGCGCGTAAGAGCTGACGCAAAATCCTCATGCCTCTCAGCCCACTGGCGCATTGTCGTGCGAGGGATATCGAGAGCGGCAGAGATTTGCACCTGGCTTTTGCCCTTGCGGCCAAGCTCTATTACCTGCTCGCAATAGGCTGGGTCATATGTGGAAGGTCTGCCGCGCTTGCGTTTTTTTTCAGACATTCTGCGGTTTTCCCCTTGACGGATACGCTATCGGTGTATATATTAGAGTTGTAGACACAATGGAGGATGAAATGACACACAGCAAAACAGCCCGCGAGTTTCTGGACAGCGCGGAATCACGCGAGACCAGCACGGAACTCATGCGCGCAATACTCGACGTCGCGGGTGGTGACGCCGAACTGACCGCCATTGTCGAAATAGTCACCAACAATGGCACGCACGACACGACAGAGTTTTGCTGGGGCGCTGCCGGAACCAATTGGGCGTCAGAGTAGACAGACGCATGAGCAGCAGAGCAAGGTGACCGCCTAAGCGGCGGTCACCCCTCAACACAGACGGAGGATAGAGAGATGACCAAATACACGATTTACACCACGGCGTTTCACGGTGGCGGCGTGGAGTATAAAACGCGCAGCCTGCGCGCGGCGCTCCAATATCGATCCGGGAGCACAAGTTGTGAGTGCGGCTGCCGGAATGCACCGATATGGACATCACAGGCACCGGAAGAACTGGAAGCGGAATTGGCCAAGGCTGGCCTAGAGTACCGCAAGGACGATGTACCTTACGGCGGTATCAGATACTATGTGGATGCGGCGGGGCGCGAGGCGCGGATCATTATCGGGGAGCCGCAATCGCGCGCAGATGAATGTGTCTCTCCTCACGCGTATGCCAAATGACAACCGCCTACAGAGCGCTGACAGCACTCGCCGGCCTCTCGCTCGCAGAGGCCGGCGAGTATTTGGGCGTCGCGCTGGATACCAGCAAGTCCTGGTCAATGGGGCGAAACCCCACCCCGCAATGGGCAATCGATGCGCTGTGCGACCTGATCGAGCGGCAGGAGCAGGCCGCCGATGAGGCATTGCAGGTCATCCAGGATCTGGCCGATCGGCATGGCTGGCCAGAGAGCGTTGATATCCATGTCTCGGGCGATTGGCCGTCAGACGGGGCACGGGCTGCCGTTGCTGCGCGAGTCATCGCCGGCCTGCCTGCAGGTCAGCGATTCACGCTCGCCTTACCGTGAGCCCTGCTCGCCTCCCAGACCTCGTAATCATCGCATCCTGACTCCAGGAAATCGGCATAGTCCATTACATGCTGCTCG